AAAATCCGATATAAGTAGCAAATTTATTCGCTACTTCATTTTTTGCTTTTTGGGTAACGTGGGCATATATATCCATTGTTGTTTGGATATTCTCGTGACCAAGTCGCTCCTGGACTTCCTTGATGGTTGCTCCAGCTTCAAAGAGTAAAGAACAATGTGTGTGCCTAAATCCATGAGGTGTGATTCTCTTAAATTCTGGGTGCTTCCTCCAGATTCTATTCAGCATATTATTGACATGAACAACGCTTCTAGGACCTCCATCTTCATTTTTAAAAAGGAGTCCTTTTGTACTATACTTGTGCCATTCTTTCAATACCTCAATTGTCTTTGGAACCAGAGTAATTGCTCGAGCACTCTTTTTGGTTTTCGGTGTTTGGAAAATTAATTTATTATCTTCACCTTTGGCTAGTGTTTGTTTAACTTTAATCTGGACATTCTTCAAATCGACATCAGACCACCTCAAAGCACTTATTTCATTCTTTCTCATGCCCGTAAAAGCTAGCAATCTAAAATAAGTCAGCATCTCTACATCATCAAAACCTTTAACAATTTCAAAAAACTCTTGCAGCTCTTCTTTATTGTAGAACTTTTCAAGCTCATCCGTATTATTTTTTTGTCTTTTAGGTTTCAATGTCTTTCTCATTGGATTATTTTCGATGAGTTCCATCGAAATGGCATAATCAAAGACTTGGTTTGCTATGCTGATGATCCCAAAAAACCTTTTATATTCATCAGCCCATTTATTAACTTGTGCCTGACATATAGATAGACTGATTTTGTTTATTGGCTTATCTCCAAAATTAGGAATAATCCACTTGTCAGCAATATTCACTTGACTGACATAGGTTGACTCTTTGACGGTATGCTTATAGTGTTCTTTCCAAATCTCGTAAACTTGCTGAAAAGTGGTAGTAGTGTTCTTAGACCTAAAACTTTTTTTCTCATATTCGGTTAAACATTTAGCTTCTGCAAGCCTTGCTTCCCGCTCTGTTTTAAATCCTCGTCTTTTCGTGGTTTTTTTTTTTTTTTTTAGTGGATCTATTCCATGATATGCTTTAAAGTAATAAGCAGTAGAACCACCTTTTTCGTACTTGCCAATCATTGATTTTTCCCCTTTATTTTGTTAAAATGGGTATAGAAAAGTGGCCTTTTTAATGGCTGATTTTTATACAGGATAAGCTTCACAATCAAACTTTGGCGAGGGAGATTGTGGGGCTTTTTGTTATTTTAAGTAAATTTTTCCTTGTAATGTGCTAGTTGTAGCAATTACATTCCCATCCTCATCATAAAAAGCTAAGCGAGGATAGTAAGTTTCTTTGAAATCATAATCAGATGTTTTTTTCCATGAATCAAAGGTCACTTGTAAGTGAGCCAATGGTTTTTTTAATTTTTCAGTCATATCTGAGCTACTAAGGGTATTAATAGATTTTGGATAGATTATTCTGATTTCTTCAGATTTTTTCTCAACCTTAATGTCAACTATATCACTGTCTCTATCTCTGATATAATTTTCATAAATAGAATAATAATCCTCTAATGCTGCTTCTTTTTTCTTTTCGTTGTTATTTCCTACTGTACTTATTAATAGAAAGAGTAGAGAGATGACTAGAAATAATCCAGATAGTATTTTCCAAGCTTTTTTCCCTTGTTTGATATTTTTATAGAGAAAGAAGGCTGATAGTAGAGATAACAAAAACCAAAAAATCATAATATACGCCTCCTAAATATTCTTATGTAATCTTAAAATATTGAATATCTGCTCTCCACCTTGTCTGTAATTCAAGACGAGTTTGAGGGCATAGCTTTCAGCATATTGTAAGTTATAAATCAAGTAATTCATCAGTCTATTGTGTAGAGCTGGCTTACTGATATTGGTTTCATATTGTATAGACTCAAAAGCTTCTCTTGTAATGAGTGCTTTTCTTAGTCGTTCATCTGTTAAGTATAAGATTGAGGCGACTGTGTCAGCCTCTTTTTCTATTAGAATCAGCTCTTCTGGGTACTTTTCACTAGCATTTTTGCTCATGAGAGACATATAGATAGGCTGATGCTGAGCGTTAGCAAGATGACAGTATATGTGGCTAAGTTCGTGTAATATTGTAAAAATAACACGTCCTTTAGTATTAGTATGTTGATTGATATAGATGATATACCGTTCTAGGTCTAAATCAGGCACGGTCAATCCAGCACAACTTTCACATAATACTCTATCAGTATATGTGACTGTTTGATTAGAAACTAACCCTCTATACTTAATATCTTTATCAGAAGGTTGATAGTCTTGTAATTCTGGATAGTATTCTTTCATCTCGTCGTAGTCAATGAAATTAAATAAAATTGGATAACGTTGTTCAAAATATTTAATAACATCATGGTAACTAATACTTTCAGTTTCTTTCTCAATTTGGCTTAATATTTGATAAGCTTTGTTGTGATATTTAAAATACTGTTCCCTTGTCAATGGATTGTATTCCAATAAATCACCTACTTCCAATTAGAATCGTCTTGAATTAGTTGTCTTGCTGTTTTCATCAACCCTTCAAGAGCTGTATTAAATCGCTCTTTTTGAGAGTCTGAAAGACCTTCAGTTTCCTTACGAAAAAGGACAATAGCTTGTTTTGTGAGATTATCTACAGCAGGATCATTCTGACTATCTGCAAGATTAGGATTTTCAGTACGACCTAATAAGTAGTCTGTACTAACACCAAAATAATCGGCTATTTCTTGTAGTCTGTCAGATTTTGGGTTACCTTTTTTTAGACTATAAAGATAATTTGTACTATATCCTAACTTTTCTTCTAAAATATTTAAAGAAATTTTCTGTTTATCAGCCAATTCTTTAATTCTGTCGAATGCTAAGAACATTGATATTTCAACCTTTCTAAGCATTACGAAAAAATATTTTAAAATTAGTTATAAAAACCCTTGACAAATTCTAAAACTAGTTTTAAAATAGTATTCGTAAGCTAAAGAGTTAGCGAACAAGACAGCTAAAAAATAAAGCCTAACAAAAACTGATTGGCGTCCGTTTTCTAGGTAGAACCTTACTTTTAGTAGGTCTTTTCTCTATGTCTATATTCTAAAACTAGTTTTAGAATTTGTCAAGCGGTTCGCTAACTTTTTAGATAATTTTTTAAAAAGGAGTTCAGGAATGGAGGAAGAAGAAATAATCGAATTATTGAAATTCTTAACTACTGATTATGGGCGAGGGTATCTAGCTGGATTAGTTAACGGGATGTCAATACTTTTGAAAGCTTTAAAAAAAGCAGAGTAAGTTCTCTGCTTTCATCAAATTATTTTGATAGCTTATCTACAGCCTTTTGAAGTTCTGTGATTCCGTTAACTGCTTGAGTAAGTTTATTGATATCAAGTTCACCTGTGAAAAATTTTGAAGTGATATCTACTTGCTGGCTTTGTTTTAAGGCATCCAGTTTCAATTCATGCTCTTTTTCAAGTCTTTGTAATTCGCTTTCAGATTGTGCCTTTAATTCTTTTATTTTGGAATCGGTTTGATGTTTATTTGCGAGATAAACAAGAAACGCAGGAACGCATGATGTTAAAAAAGTTATCAAAATTTGATTAGTATCCATGTACTCACCTCCTTTCTGCTTATATTATAGCAAAAAGGAGAGAAAGAAATAGAAAGGGGAATATATGAGCCAACAACATCAAAAATGGATTCAGCTTGTCAAAGATAAACTGAATTCAGAAGGAATGACACAAACACATCTTGCTCGTGCTTGTGGAGTGAAGAAATCTACCATTTCAGAATTATTGAAATATGGTAAAGGTAGCGACAAATTAAAGAACCGAGTTTGCGACGTTTTAAGAATTGACGAAACTTGGGTTGAGTTAGGAGAGTAGGATATGAACGAAATTTTTAATTTTCACGGACAGGAAGTCCGTACAGTGATGTTTGATGACGAACCGTGGTTTGTCGGGAAAGATATAGCAGAGATTCTTGGATATGTAAATTCAAGAGATGCCTTGGCAAAACACGTTGATGAAGATGATAAGCTAACGTCGCAAATCGCGACGGCAGGTCAAATGAGAAATCAGACAGTTATCAACGAATCAGGATTGTACTCACTTATTTTATCTAGCAGATTGCCACAGGCAAAAGAATTTAAACGTTGGGTAACTTCAGAAGTTCTTCCAGCTATTCGAAGACAAGGTGGTTTCATTCGTGAGGACCTAGATGAAGATGCCTTCATCGCTCTATTCACTGGCCAGAAGAAATTGCGTGAGCAACAAGCTAGCATGATTGAAGACATTGACTACCTCAAAAACGAACAACCAATTCATCCAAGCTATGCACAATCACTACTGAAGAAGCGCAAGGCTCGAGTAGTTGCTTGCCTTGGTGGAATCGACAGTCCAGCTTATGCTGACAAGATATTTGCTCAATCAGTATTCAGACAAGCTGAGATTGATTTCAAGGATCATTTCAATATCAGTCGCTATGACTTACTGCCAAAAAAATTCGCAGAAGCAGCACTTGCTTATTGGATGACTTGGGAGCCAAGTACCAATACCAAAATGAAAATCATGGAATTGAATGCGTATAGCGCATAAAAATAAGCACCTGACGGAAATCAGGCACTTACTAAAATAACTACTTACATTATACCACATCGGGAGGTTATTGTGAATATTCTCAGCGAAGATTTTGAAAATGGTATTCGCTCAGTCGTTCAAAATCAATTCAAAGAATCTTTCAAAGAATTGTTAGAGCACGAGACGATTGAAAAGCGATGGCTCTCAATCGAAAGTGCTGCCAATTATTCAGATTGTAGCACGAATACCATCCGCAAATGGTTAAAAATGGGTTTAAACCTATATAAAATTGACGGAACAAAACGAATTGACAAGAATGAACTCGATGAGTTTATTCAAGCAAATCTTGTAATTTAGGATTAGAAAGTAGAAAAATGAAATTGTTAGATAAAATCACAAAATGGTTTTTCAAAACAACCAAAATTGAAATCAATCAAGACTGGCGATTGGTTGCGTTGGACTTAAACCGAGAATTGATTGCAGCACAGGAAGAAAACCAAATACTTTATCAGCGCATCGCTGACTTGGAAAAACTTTTAGAGGTATAGAGAATGACAGAACCAACTTTAGCAAGCCAATTTCTTGGAATTGCAACAACTATGATTAGTTTGTTCATTGTATTGTCACTGATTGCATATGGTGAACAAAAAGCAAAAGCAAAAAAGAAAGTGCAAGAAGAACATGACAAGATGATTATTGAGATCTATCAACAAGGGCGAAATCAATTCAACAATATTGCTCGTGAAAACATCAGAAATTGTGACAGAAAATTCACGTTTAACAAACAGCCTCCTGTCGGTCTATCAAAAAAGCAAAAATAAGGAGCAAAGCCAATGTCAACAGATTACAATAAATCAATCAAATGGGTTGAAAATACAATCCAAATTTACAACAACCTTCTAGAAGAAAAGCAAAACCAACTATTAAGGCATGAAGCAACATTTTATAACTACAACCTTGAAAATTTAATTCTAATCAAGGAACACCTTTTTGACTACCAAAAACTAGCCAAAAATTACCGTGAGCTGGATAAAAACTACTGCTTATTGAAACTCCAGAAAATGGAAGTGGATAGCCGTTTTATTTTTGAAGAAATGAAGAAGGAATATCGCGCAAATCGCAGGAAGTGGAAAGCAAAGATATAAAGCTGATTGGAGGAGTATATGTCTGATAATAAAAAATATTACTACTTAAAATTGAGAGATAATTTTTTTGACAATGACGATATAGCAATCCTTGAAAGCATGCCAGACGGGATACTTTATTCTAACATTCTACTTAAACTTTACCTTAGAAGCCTTAAAAACAACGGTAAATTAATGTTTAATGACCGCATACCTTATAACGCACAGATGCTATCAACGATCACTAGACAACCGATTGCAGTTGTAGAAAAAGCAGTCGGGATATTTAAAGAGATGGGATTGATTGAGGTGCTAGACAATGGGGCCATCTATATGCTTGATATCCAAAATTTTATTGGTTCATCAAATACTGAAGCAGATAGAAAACGTGAATATAGACGAAAAATCGCTTTAGAAAAAGGTCAAGAACTCTTGGGACATTTGTCCGGACAAATGTCGGACGAACAGGCACCAGAGATAGAGATAGAGATAGAGATAGAGAATAGAGATATAAAAGAGATAGATTCTACAAAGGACAAATCTCCTGCTGCAATTGCTGGATATTATCAATCTCGAATCGGGGTGCTTGATGGGCGACAATTTGAACAACTAATTGACTACATTAAATTTGATCATATGGAGTATGAATTAGTAAAACTTGCGATTGACAAGGCTGCTGATAATTCAAAACGAAGTTTTGGATATGTAAATAGCATTTTAAAGAATTGGTTGCAAAATGGTATCAAAACTACTGTGCAACAAGAAGAAGAGCAATTAAAATTTAACAACTCAAGGGGATTTACTAATTCTATTGATAATCAATCAGAACAGGAGGCTAAGAAAGAATGGGGATTCTAGAATTAATTCAACAATTTGAAGATAACTTCTATCCAATCAGCGATGCGAAAAAATCTCTTCTTAAAAAGCAAACAAAAGAGACCGTGATAGCTTGCTTGTCAGATATGGCAAGTTGGAAAACTTGTGGAGGTAAGCTGACATGGTAACTGATGCTTTGGAAGAAATGGCTCTCTCTTATCAAAGAAATACAGAAGAACAGGACGAAATTTGCGATAAACACAAAATTCCACTGATTAAAATTATCCGTACAAATGATGTCCTTTGTAGATTGTGTGAATCAGAACGAATCCATGCCGAAAATCAGATTAGAGTAAATGAGCTTGCTGATGCAGAGCATGAGAGAGAACGAAAGTTCTATCTTGAAAAATTCTCGCTATATGATGATGTGTTGAAGAATGCCACTCTTGAGAATTTTGATACTCCAACAGAAAAAGAAGTTCAAAAGTTAGAATTTGCCAAAAAAATCTGTAAGGAATGGGCAGACGGCGCCAGAAATAATGTTGTTTTCCAAGGCGAAGCTGGAACAGGTAAGAGCCATCTTGCATTTGCGATTATGAAAGAATTATCATCAATCACGAAAGAAATCGCCATCTTCATCAATGTTACTGACTTGCTGATGAAAATTAAGACGGATTTCAGCCAGGAAGAGTTCCTGGTAAATAAGATTGCTAGCGCAAAATTCTTGGTATTGGATGATCTTGGAATGGAAAAAGATAGTGACTGGTCTTTCGGTATTCTTTATAACATCCTCAATAAAAGGGCCAACACGATTATCACTA